CTATTTTAATAGTGTTATAATAGTATCTAATGTGTCGATGCCTACGTTATTTGCCTTGTCTAGTGCTTCCGAACCCTGTTTGAGTATGGCTGACTCCTCAGGTGTAAATTCAACCTCCCTGGTTAGCGTGTTAAGGTCTATGGTAGTGGAGTATTTAAACCCTACCTCTGTGCGCTGTAGGTTTAAGCTCTTTTGCTCCAACTCGCTAAAATCCACCTTATCTACAATACTCTTTACTAGCTGCATGGTGGCTACGTTATGCCGCTCTGGCAATATACCTGCGTATATTATAGCCATTCTGTCTTTAAATGTAAGTATCATATAAATTGCTTTTAAGTTGCTCTTCTAAATATACCATCATCACTAATATACAACGCTTTTAAATTATTTCCGCCTGAAGTCTTTGGCATATAGAAATAATCTAAATGAATGGAATTTGCGGTCATTTCTGCATACAATCCGTTATTATAATCTATTCTGAACCTGTCCGGTTTAATCGTAGTAGTAGCTGTATTCACACCTAATCGGTATGAATTAAATGTCATTACTGAGCTTTTTACGCTATCAGTGTCAACAAGCTCATCTAACTTGGCCGCATCTTCGCCATTTGAATTAAAGAATTGAAGAGAGTTTGTGCTAGAGTCAATTACTATTCTCTTACCGCTGTTGGCACTCGACAGCTGCGCCTTTGTCATTACTACAACTCCATTCTTATCGACTCTAAATGGTGCCGTAGCCCTATTGGCGTAGCTATCACCTGCCCAAAATCGTATATCTCCATCACCGCTGGCATTGGACCCGCAAATACCAGCCAAACCAACATCGTTCTCATCGCGCAACTCAATTCTCCTTCGTGCAAAAACTTCACCACTCTGCAATACCCTAAATGGTGCTGTAGCTCGGTTGGCAAACGTTTGACCAGCCCATAACCTTACTTCGCTATCTTGAGTTCCAACGCCGCAAATTCCGGCTATATTATTACCCTCACTACCAAGCAAAATTATATCGGAAAGGATTAATCCACCCTCTATGCTTGTATTACCTTCCAGCGCTTTCTTTAGATAAGCCGTCTCGAGGTCAACAGCCTGAGCCTTTCCTTTAGTAATATACTTATACAACCCTAACACCTCGCTGGCATTCAAGGCTCTGCTGTAGAAACGAGCCTCGTCGAGCAAACCATTAAAGTGATAAGGAACGTCGTTAGGATCGTAGCCAACAAAAAACTCATTGGAATGATATTGCAGTGTGGCGGTTCGATAGGCGTGTAATATTCCATCTATATAAAGATACATTGTAGTGCCATCGAAAATACAGGCTGCATGGTGCCATGATCCAAATAGTGTTTTTGTAGAATAAACGTCATACCACGATGCTCCATCACATAACCACCAAGAAATTGTTCCATTCGGCTGTTGAAATAGGCGGCAAAAAAACGTATTAGCCCATATACCTCCCTCAGTCTGGCCTGCAGCCATCCCAGGAGAGTTAAACCAAACCGAAAATGAAAATGCAGGAAGTCTGAATTTTGTTGAATCGGCCAAGAGATAACCAGTACCATCGAACTGTCTTGCACTCCCGCTAACACCATCCGCAACTTTACTACTACCTCCATACGATTGTAGTGTATTACCATTGCCCGAGCTATCTCTAATTAAATCAGAATCATCATCATCAAACGACCAGTGTGCCATTAGCGAATCATCTTTAGGAAAAACAGCATTAGCCTGGTTTAACGCAGCGCTGGCAGTCAGGTTAATGGTTGCACTAATTGTATTGAGCAAATTAAGCTTCTGCGTGTAGTAAGTCGAGAATATGCCGTTGAACGTTGCCGAATCAATCGTGCTAGTGGTGGCCATCGATGCCAAAAGTGGGGTAATGTAAGCGCTGAGCGCATAGTAAGCATCGTAGTAGTCATCGTAGCTAAGGTTAAGGTTATCTGCTGCTGATTCAACCTCTGCCACTTCAGCATTAATGGTTTGCCACTCCTTTAAAACGCTATTTTTTTCGTTCGGAGTCAGCTTGCTGTCGCTAGCAATGTCGAATAGCAGCGCATTGGCAGCATTAGCCGCTGTTTGTGCCGTTGTTATTTCAGTTCCAACATCCTTATAAACAGTGCCACTCTTAAATTTAATATTACCCCCAATTTCCTCGGAATCCATATCAAAATAGCAGGCACCTCCTCCGCTCTGTATTCTACCGGTCTTAATGAATCGGCCATTAATGCTCGTAAACCCAAACAGTAGGCTAATTTGCCTTGCATTATCAATAACGCTCGAAATAACACCACCAAAAAAGTAGTAATAGCTGCCCTGGTCTATGTCCATTTGGTTAGCAGAAATAACAACCTGTCCAGTGGTTCCAACCTTTAGGCAAGCAATATATAGGTAGCGTAAATTACTATCTGGAATAGTTGAAGTTAAGCCTGTTATTGTCCACGTTTTAACGCTATCGGCAATAGTGAAGTGTGTAAGAACACCATTACCAACCAGCACATTATTGGCATTCCCCTGGTAGTTGGCCTGAAAGTAGCAGTCGGTATAGAACTGCATTCCCTTATTGCCAACGCTGAGCATAGAAGTTTCAATACTGAGCGGCGCAAGATTGGTAGAGTCAAAGTAGCCATCTTGGTCAAAAATGGCATTTTTTAGCTCATCGTTCACTTTCCAGCTGCGCCGTGCCCTCGCCGGGTCGGTAAGCTTATTCTGCTTTAGCACAATATCGGTTGCCTCAAGGGTAGTAAGAATTTGCGCCGTAAGGCTAGGTTCTACCGTATCGGCTAGCTCCAAGGTATATTTGTTGGGGTATACGATATTTTGTGAAACGGTGACTATTCTTATATCCCTATCAATACCTAGCTGGGTGTCGCTAATATGCACATAATCGCCTTCCTTAAAGGTAAAACCATACTGCTCAACCCAAAGAGGGTCTACAGTGCATGAGTAGGTAACCTGTGGCTCGCTATTCTGGTTAATGCTTTCCTGTGCCTTTACCAACAACCTAGCCTCTGCATCATCTACATAGCTCTGAGGCATGTATATATCGAGGAGTATATACTTATCACCAACGCGGGGCTTTAGCGTATCGTTGGGCAACTCGTAGGCCTGCTCGTTGGTGAACTTAATGAGCGTAAACTTCTTGGTGGTGTGGTTGTAACTCGATAGCTCTAGCTCGTAACCAGCCAAGTCGCCTGTTTGAAAGTGAACCTTTGCCGTGGTGCCAGGTATGAGGTAAAGGGTATTACCATTACCATCGGTAGCATTTAGGTCGAAGTCCATGCTGCTATCGATAAACTCCAATGTAGTGGCCCCAAGCGCTGAGATGGTTCCCGTGCGCTCCGGCTTAATTTCCTCAAAAGTTTCGGTGCTCTCAATTACTCCGTAAACCGCTGTATTCTTTTCGATGTATCCGCTGGCCAGCTGTAACCTTGTGGCGTTATTCCGGTAACCCTTAATAAGGTTCTGGTTGCTACCAAAGGCATATAAGCGTGTAACTATATCCTTGCTGCTAACATTATCGCGGGTAATGCTGTAAAGGCCATTGCCTTGCCCATACGCGAAATTAATTGGCAAAATATCTCCCCGCTTGCCAATATTCACCGTTTTATCGGCACCAATCCAATACTCAGTAGCCCACTCTTCAGCAATCTTTGTAATGGCTTCCAGAAGGTTATTATTGCTAAAGGTGAGGTTACGCACATCGGAGGCTATTACGTTGCCAACGGTCCAACCGCTCTGAACCCGGTTCAGGTTCTCCACTATAACCCTAGCCAGTAGCGTGGCATCGCCCATAAGGCTGAAATCTGCACCGCCAACATAATCGAGGTTATAGGTGTAGTAAAGCATCGAAACTTTGCGAAGCTCATACTCCAATCCCTCAAGTGTGAGGCTATAAACAAATTGATTGGTGGCTGTTTTTTCCACCTTAGGCGGCTGGTTAAGGGTAAACTTTTGACCATCGAAAAAGCAGTAATCGCCAACCATAAAGGTAAATGGTGAGGCAAGGCTAGCCGTAAGGCTCATGGTATGCTCACCCATTACCTTGTGGGTAACGCTATCGCCCTCCGCTGGGTGTATGCTAATAACTACGCTGCCAAGGCGGTAAATATCTAACATAGTATTAATCTAAGGTAATATTATCACTAACTGAAAAATTGCTTGTTAATACTCCGGTGCCTCCAACCAGCACGGTATAGGTTCCAATAGTGGTATAGGTATGCGTTAGCTCTCCCGTTCCTGTGCTGCTGGTTCCATCACCCCACCACATAGTTACCTTCTTATCGGTATTGGAATTTATGGTTACAATGCTAGGTATATCAACAGTTATAATGGCGCTACCCATGCGCAACTCGGGAAGAGGACCAAGCAGCTTAATGCTAAACTCCAAACCTATGCGATTGGCAATGGCGCTGGTTAGCTGCTTATATCCGCTAATTTCCTGAAGCAATACAGGGTAAACCTTACCCCTAAGCACGCTGGTAAGAAGGTGATAGCCATCGCCGCTAAGAAGTATGATTAGCTCGTTAATCTTCTTAACGGCATCCTTAAATGTGGCTTCAACTACCGTTAAATTCATCGAAATATCGAGGGCTTCATACTTAATGCTCGTGGCTGTATCTACCTCCACACCGCTTTCGTCAGGCCAATTATGCTGCTCTCGTGCCTTCACCTTCGGCATAACGTCCAAACCATCAACGCTGCGAACGATGCAGCTGTAAGTTTGAAATAGGTCAAAATCATCAATTAAAAACCGTCCTTTTATTGCCATATTATTTACCTATTGCTCGTAAATCGTTAAATGTTGTAACACCTGTTGGACCATGCAAAGGGCTTATTGGGTTAGTGGTTCCTGTTTTGCTCAGCAGCGCAACCATGTTAAGGGTGTTGTTCTGAATTGCCATTAAAATATCGTTGGCCTGTAGCGTTAGCTCTCGTATTCCGGCAAGGCTATCGCCCATGCTGGCCATTCCAGCGCCAAGCGTATCGCTAAGCATATCGGCGGGCGTTTGAAAGGCTGCCGCAAGGTCGCTGTTAAAGCTCCCGGTAACGGCTGCCGCAATATCGGCCACGTGTATGCGTATGGCTCCCAATTGCCCGGCCAATAGGTCGGCGCTCTGCTGGTCCATCCCCTGAATTGCTCCGCTAAGTGTGCCAGCACTGGTGCCTGTGGTGGCAAACAGGTCGGGAAACATATCTTGCAGCTCCTTATACTTCTGGTCGAGAAGGTTAACGCTGGCTGTATACTCATTGGTAAGAGCAAGGCGCTCCTTGGTGCTTAGCGAACCATCGGCAAATGCGTTGGCAAAATCGGTGTAAAACTGCTCCATCTGCTTGCTCACCACCTCTGTCTTGAATCCTTCAAGAACAGCATTTTTAAGCAGGTCGGTGAGCTTCTTGCTAAAGTCCTCCGCACTGTTGGTAGCGGTGCTAAATGCCTCTACTATGCCATCTACAAGGCTATCGTAGCTGGTGCCTGTTAACCCCTCTGCCCAGGTGTTAAAGTATTCCTTCTGCTTTTCCTGTAAGGTAATCCATTGTTCATATAATCCTTGCAAACGTTCTTTTTGCTGACCAGCAGCAGCATCAATTACCTTAGTCCAATCTGCGTTTGTAAAGTCCTTAAAATCCTTACTATTTAGAAGAGCTCGTATATCTGCAAGTTGCTTTTGGCCTTCATCTGTTGTTCCAAGGATGTTGGTGAATTTTTCCTTCATAAAATCATTCATCAATACAGCCTTGGTATCGTTTATTTTACTGGTAAACGCCTTTAGCTCGTTTTCAAGGTCCGTCGTGGTCTTACTGAACGCATCAGCAGTTTCCTGTATAGCATCGGCATAGCCAGCACTCTTTTGCAATCCCTGAAGTAACTCAGTAAGCCTTATTTGTCTTTCCAGTGCAGCATTTGTATCGTTTATAGCCTCAGTTAGCCTTGCCGTTTTTTCGGCCTCTTTTTCGGCCCACGATTTACCATTACCCGTAAGCAACTTCTGAACTGTCAAAACAACCTGCACCATTCCAGCCGCTACTTGTGCGTAGTTTTTGCTAGAAATTCCAGCCATAATATCACCAACACCACCCGCTAAGTTGCTCATGTTACCAAGCATCTCGGCCATTCCCTTATTGGTTCCCTCCATTAGCTGGCTCATAGAACCCAAAACACCCGCTACCTGCTGCATGGCCTCCGGCGTTTTTTTGCCCAACTCTTGCTCGGCACTGCTTAGCTGCTCAGTAAATTTTAATCGCTCATTATCGGTAATTTTCGAGGCCTCCAACTCTTTCTTAAGTCGAGAAATATAGTCGCGCAACTGCCTGGCACCCATTTGCTGAATGTTATCGAATACCCACTTGTAGGAGTCAACCTTCTTCCCATTTGCCTCATCGAGCGCGGCAAGCTCCTCCTTCATCTTTTTATCGTTCTCAGCTGCCTCAGTATTGTAACCTGCAATGGTAAGCCTTAACCATTCATTGCTATATTGTTGAATTATAGCGGCTCTTTTCTGCTCGTAGCTCTGGTATTCTTTAACCAGGTCGTTAAGCTGGTCACGCTGTGCCTTGGCAACATCGTGCTGCTCCTTGGCAATGAGCTGCTGGCTGGCAATACCGGTAGGGGTATTTCCCAACTTTTTAGCCTCTTCTGCTTTTTTTGAAAGGTAATCTTGGTATGCAAAAAGATCCGCTTTATATAAATCCTTAGCATCGGAAATACTTTGCTTCAGCTGGTCAATATCTGTTTTATCCGCTGTTTTCTTAGGTTCCTGAATTTTCAACTTATCCAACTCAGCCCGTTTGGCAATAATTTGATTAGCCAGGCTATTGAGCTCAGCCGTATTGCCCCTATCGGTGGCTTGGTTGCGCTTCTGCTCAAGAGAACTTATTTCATCTTCCAGCGCCTTAATGGTGTTGGTTATGACGACGGTTCCATTGGCGTTGGCTCCAAAGAAGTCGCTCAACGATTTTTCGGCACCGCTATACTCCTCCTTAATGGCGGCTATGGATGTTTTTGTTTCATTCAGCTGAGCAGTTACATCATTTACGGCTTGGCCTTTCTTTGCCTGAAAGCTCATTGCTCCCTGCATGGCATAGCTGCTATTTGCTTTTCTTAATTCAGCTGTTACCTTTTGAGCTTCGTTAAATTCATCCTGTGCCTTTTTGAGCGACCTTGTTCGGTCCAACTCATCGGCCCATAGCTGCGAAAGCTCCTTCTTGAGCGATTCTGCCTTAATCTGTAGCTCCAGCTGCTTTAGGTAGTTTTGAACCGCTACCGTATTCTCGTTAATTACCTTCCCCTCCTTGCTCAGCTCAGCGGTGTAGCCTGGTATCTGCTCCTTGAGCATTTTAATGGCATCTAAACGCTGCTTATCGCTTAGGCTTTGCTTATGAACGGTTTCAAGTAGAAGTTCAATTTCTCCCTTTTGTTTTCCAAACTCTACGCTGGCATCGCTGTAGGCCTTATTTATTAACTTTTGCGATTGAGTAATCTCATCGTTCTTTCCGGCATACTGGCTAAGGATGGTAATTAGTCCGGCAATTCCGGCAATGGCAATGGCGTATGGGTTGGCCAATACCGACTTGTTAAACATCATTTGGTTTGCCGTGGCAAAACCTACCGCCTTGGCCATCTCAAAGTATTCCTTGGCCATGGTGGCGGCTAAGGCTACTTTTTGCGCCACAGCGGTTAGTATTACCGCTGCCTTGTAGGCTCCATAGGTTGCTACCAGCACCTTGAGCACCTTTACCACCTCGCCGTAGTTATCCACAATTGCGGTGGCTCCGGTTATGGTGCTTGCAAGAAAACCTTCATTTTTTGTTCCAATGTCGTTAAGCATCCTATCCCAAGCATCCTGTAGGTTGCTCACCATTCCGGTGAGGCTCTTGCTCTGCTTCTCCATCATGCCAGCAAAAATGCCTCCGGTGTTGGTAAGGTTCTCAATAACCTTACGCACATCATCAAAGCCTACCTTACCATCGCTAACCATTTTAGTTATTACGGTATCGGTAACGCCAAACTGTTTGCTTATCTCGTGAATCATTGGTATACCAGCCTCGGTAAATTGGCGAAGGTCGTCGCCCATGAGCTTACCCTTGGCCTTTACCTGCCCGTAGGCGGTTATTAGCCTATCAATTGGCACGCTGAATCCTGCCGATACATCGCCAAGGCGCTTGAGCGTATCAATTACATCTTCCTGAGAAACTTGAAACGCTAACAGCTGCTTAGCGCCTTGCCCAACCTGTGTTAAGGTGAATGGCGTTTTGGCGGCTAGGTCCACCACCTGCGCCATAAGCCGGTCGGAGTCGGCCTTATTGCCTAGCATGGTTTCAAAGGCAATATTCATCTGTTGAAATTCACCCCTAACGCTTACCAGCTGCCCAACAAAACCCTTGGCAGCTTCAAACGAAAAGTAGGCGGCCATTCCCGCAATGGCGGTCTTAAAGGCGCTGTTCATTCGGTCGGCTTCACTCACTGCTGAGTTGCCTACGCCATGTAGCTGGCTGCGCATCTTGGCAGTTTCCTCGTTAAAGTTCATGTTCTTTAACAGGAATTCAACATCGATAGGTCCTAAAGTTTCTCCGGCCATGGTATTATGCTCCTAAAAATTCTTCCAGCTCTTCAGCTGTATCAAGCGTTTTTTTCTTCTTATCGTAAACGTAGCGTGGTGCATCGGCTAGCATCATCTGTATGTTTGCCCAGCTCACCTGCCATAGTATGTAGCCAACGCTCCAACCGGTTGCGGTGGCTATGCTCCAAATTAATCCCCAGGGGCTATGGAGGCCTTCAGAGTGGCCCTTTAACTCCCCTTCTCCTCCTGGCTCAGGTTCCTCTTCATCATGTTCACCGCCGGTAGCAACCTGATAATATTCATAAAATCTTTAAGCCCTCCCTGCATGGTAACAATTACAAGCAGCTCATACAGCCTCTTTGCTGGTAACTTCCAAAGGAGGTAGCGGCCAAGTAGTGCGCTAAAAAGCCTAATGCTCCACTTGCTATTAAATACCGCCATGGCTACGGTGCTGGCAATATACTTGCCGTGCAGGCTCACCAACCGGTAGGCTTCGGTAACGTCTCCGGCATCGAGGCCGGTGGTATCAATCCCCATGGATAGGTAGCGGCTACTCATAGCTATGAGCGTGCCTGCCTTGCTTGGGTAAATGGTAAACCCAATCTCCTTTTTGCCAATTACGCGTAAAAGAAAAGGGGCGGGGATTGTAAACCTTACGCCCCTTTCCAATAGGGTATCGGCAGCTTGCTGCTGAACCTTTTGCTCCATTATGCTGCTGGAGGTGTAATAGTTAAAGGAGCAGTATCGGCCAAGGTTGGGGTCATTACTCGGCACTGAATATCTACCAGCGCAACGCCTGTTTTGCTCAACTTGGCGTTTAACTTAGCAATAATTTGAGCACGAACAATGCTCATAACTATGCCAGTTTTGGTGGTAACTTTTACGCTTCGCTGAATGTCCTCGGCGGTAGCAGGGGCTTCCCAAACGGTGTTTGGAGCAGTGCCGGTAACTGTTCCACCAAGCACCTTTACAAGCGTTTCGGGCGTGTAGTCCATAATGCTGAACTTCAGGGTTGTTTTTCCCTTCTGCATAATGGTTTCGATTGGATCATCATCTTCCTCACTCTCAATGTCGGTAAGGGTAGGATCATCCTGCATGAGCTCGGCGCTGTCCTTATAGGTTTTGCCAAGCACGGCAAGGGTGGTGCCCATTGCTCCGGTTGCACCAATAGGGCCAATCTCTATCGAGGTTATGCCAATACTTCTTTTTTCAGACATTATTGTATCTTTTTAAAAAGGTTTAAAATGGTAGTTAACTTGTCTTTAATTATGAAACGGTAGCTAAACCAAATGGCTAGGGCTATTATTACCAGCCTGCCTACCCATAGCTGAAAGTATTGCCAGCTGGTTAGGTAGTTTACTCTCACGGTATTGGTAACCGCCTTCTGCTTACTCTCGTTGCGGCTTACCAGCAATTCATGGTTTACCTGCTTATTGCTATCGGTAGCCTTAACGGTTAGCGTATTGTTAGCCAGGCTAAATTCTTGCTTTACTCGCTCCCCCTGCAGCTGCGTAATTTGTGCCAGGTATACATTGCCAAGGCTATCGCATTTAAGGTAAGCATTCACCATGCTGCTGTCGGGTGGTAGGGCAACTTCAACCAATCGCTCCACGGTATCAATTCTTAATGAGTCGTGGGTTTCCAAGGTTGGCAGTGCCTTACGTGCGCAGCCGCTAGAGAGTATAACAATACCTACTAGCATAATTACTGCAACTACTGCCATGCCAATTTTATCACCAATCCCCTGGCTATCCATCAGCTTCTTGTTGTCAATTTTAAGAGAGGTAATTAACTTTCTGAATTCGGCAATTTGCTTCTTCAATGCCTCGTTTTCTCCACGTAGTTTGGCCACCTCTGTGGTTAGCTCCTTGTAGCGCGTTTGCATGTCCTCGCTGAATTCACGCCACAACTTAGCTACCTCGGCTACGTTGCTTATTTCGCTGCCCATTGCATCGGCCTTATTCTTCCTGCGCGTAAGCAGGTAGGTAATAATAGCCACAATAATGGGCGAGAAAATGGCGAGTATGTCGTTAGTTAGCATCAAAACAGCTTTTCGTAAACTTTAGGGATGAATTTGCGAATAGATACCTTAACCTCTCCCTTGCATATTGCCTGGTCCTTATTAAGGTCATAGCCAGAATTTTGAAGCGCAATTTTTTTCACCATTTCTGGTGAAGCTCCAAACATATAGCTGTCAGGCTTTCCAATTGCAGCGGGATAGAATATGGCGAGGTAAACATCATCAAAGGTTTTCATCTTGCCCTTGTAGCGGTCGAGGTATTGAAACACATAATCAAGCTGCTCTACCTCATTCATGGAGGCTAGCTCCTTAATGGTTGTTCCAAGTTCCTTGGCCGTTAATGGCATAAACTGAATAAGACCTGTAGCCTTGCTCATTGGGTTCTGAATGCTTGCCCTGAATGTTTTGGCCGTTTCAATGGCCATAGCCAGCATAAGCCAGGCAGGCTGAATGCCAAGAATTTCACAACCGGTTAACAGCCGTGCGTAGAAATCTTCGCTAATCTTGTTGCCGTATGGTAGTTGGTTCTTATCCATTTGCCTTAAGTATTGAATCCTTAGCCCAGAGTAGACCTATCCAGAATGGCGCAAAAGCACCGTATTCAGCCATATCGGCGATATGGGTAAAGAGGGCAATCGTGGCCACTACGCCTAGGGCAATGCCTAGCGCAGTGGTCCTACGATTTTTGGTTATCCTATCCTTAACGCCCATTGCTATTAGGTAGAAGCAGCCTCTACAATGGCATATACACCCTTACCGTCGTTGCGGTAAATGCGGCCACCGGCGCGAACCAGTGTGCTGTATACGTCACCGTAGTATTGCGGATTTTTTAGGTCTTCAAAGAAGTCCACCGTGCCAACCGCCTTTATAACGCTCATCTTTTGCCATGCAATGGCAGCGGCGTTATCGGCAGAGGCACCAGCTGCTCCGGGGTCCTTACAAACAGGGGTAGTCTCGTTGCCATAAACGGCCACGGTGCTACGCTCCATGAAGCTGAAACCATAGCGCTTGCCCAGTATGCCATTGGCAATATCGAGACCTGCGCTAAAATCGCGGTATTGGCTCTCACTCAGCGCATCTACCAGCATTTGATACATGTCGGAGTCGAGCATAATGAAACGGTCGGCCTTATCGACGCTATCCTTGTTCATAGTCTTTTGAAGAGCCGAAATATCAGGCCACGTAATTGCCTTACGGTTTCCTGTAGCACTCGGGGTATGGGCTGCAACTGCCGCACCGGTGGTGCGAACAATATTGGTAGCAGGACTCCAGCTCCTTAATATCCACTCGGCCATGAGCTCAGAGATTGCGCTCTTGCTGTTGGCCAGAACGGAGTTGCGCTTATCATAGCTCAACTCGTAATTATCAGCATTCGGTATAAGAACCGGGTCGCTGGTATACTCATCGAGCGCAAAGGTGACATCGGTATCAGTTCTTTTATTAACAGTTGCAGGTAGCGAACTTCGATTCTTACTTACGCTTGGCGATGCACCGGCTTGGGGTATATGAACCACCTTACCATTTAACACATACCCATCACCATTTTGCGCGAAGTTAAGGAACGGGTTAGCCTTGTATAGAGCCTCCACAATGTCATTTACCCAAATCTCCTTTTGCACCGCCATTAAGGCAACACCGTGGGGCATGGGTATAAGGCTCAATACATTTAAGCCAACGAATACGGAGGTAAATGTTAACCCAGCAATGGGGCTTAGCACGCTTGCCATCGTTGCATTAAATGCAAAGGCAAAGAGCATCGACAATAAGAATTTTAAGATTTTCACGGTTATAAGTTTTTAATGTTAATAATCAATTAATTACTGAACAGGCTTGGTGCCAAACTTGCCCTCAAACTTCTCATCGAAAAGTTCGCGATGCTTCTCCTTTACATAGGATAGCTTGCCGGTCTTATCCAGCTCATCCCACGACAGCTTGGCAAGCTTCTCGCGCTCACCTTCGGCACCCTTATTGCCCTCCTTAAGAAGCTCCTCGGCGGTTTTCCGCTTGGGAATACTAGAAAGGGTAACCTTGGCACTCTCGGGGTCGGTATCGAACAGCTTCAGAAAGCTGTCTTTTCCGGTTGCATCAATGCGACCATCTTTTACAGCAGCATCAACAAGAGCAACGGCATCGGCCTTTACCTTTGTTTTCTCTGCATCCTTCAGCACCTTAACCTCGTTGGTAAGGCGCACAATTTCGCCATCCTTATCGGCTAGCGTTGCGGTGACCTTTGCGGCCAACTCTTCTTCGGTTGCTGCTTCGGCCATACCAAAGAGTAATGCGATTTTTTTCATTTTTAAAGTTGTTTTAGTGTCTTTATTCGGGTCTTCTTGGGTTGAGTCAATGAGTTTAACCGATAGCTTATCGGCATCAATTTCACCTTCCGGAGTAAATAGGTTAAGGATGTTGCCCTTCTTGTCGTAGAGGGTAAGGGCATTGTCGTTGCTTCCAATATCTACTATAGAGCCTTCCTTTAGTCGCCACTTGGTTACCGTTTCGCGGTATTGTCCTGGCTTAACATACTGAGGTTCCTGACTGGTAGCAATAATCTCAATACCGGCGCTGGCCATCTTAATTATGCCCTGCTCCACCTTGCTCGCAATGGAGGCGGCAAAGGGGTCGGTCATGTCAAAATTGGCCTCAGCGGTAATGGTATTACCTTCAACCTTCACATCCTGCCAGCTACCAATGGGTAGCACCTCATCCTTCATGCCTCTAAATGCACGGTTGTGCATCCATAGCATTATGGGGTTTTTAACAAACTGCGAAAGGTCACCACCAGAGGTTAGCAACCAAAAACCGTAACTATTAATACTCTCATCTGATATAATGAATCTCATTGATCGCGCTATTAATCGCAACAAAGTAAGGTTGTATAGTGGTGTCAAAAAAACTGCAAATCTATGATAGATAATATTTTGAAGCATCACGATCACAGAATGTGCTATCATAAAAAGTGCAATTTTATCAACGGCCTTATTCGCCCAACTTTGCAAATAAAAAGTATGGCCACACTATCCATAGCACAAAAAAAGGAATGGGCAAAGCTGCTGTTTACAAAGGAGTCACTTAGCCAGAAGGAGGTGGCCAGCAGGGTTGGCGTTTCTGAGAAAACAATAAGCAAGTGGGTCAACGATAACGAGGGTGCCTGGTTGCGCCTCCGGCAATCCATTATTGTTACAAAAGAGGAGCAGCTACGCCGTATCTACGAGCAGCTCGATGAGCTGAATTCTGTAATTAGCCTTCGCGGTAGCGGCTTTAGGTATGCTACCCCAAAGGAGGCCGATACAATGAGCAAGCTTACCGCCTCGGCGCGTAACCTCGAAACGGAGGCTAGCCTTAGCGATATTATAGAGGTTTCCAAAAGGTTGCTCAACTGGCTGCGTAGCTTCGACCTCGAAAAGGCTAAGGAGTTTTCTTCCGTAATAGATTCATTCATTAAGGACCAATCGCGATAGTATGGCACGATTAACAGATAGGCAAGCGCTACAGGAATGGCAGCTATTTCGCGAGAACCTGCAAAAATCAACCTCCGTAGATACCAACGAAACGGAGGCAGAGCGCAAAGCAAGGGTTAAGCATCTCGAGGCCAACTACGAGGAGTGGTTTGCATACTACTTTCCAAACTACTACCTATCAAAACCCGCTAAATTCCATTTAAAAGCCACTAAAAGGCTATTAGAACACAAGCGGTGGTATGAGGTAAGGGCATGGTCGCGCGAGCTGGCCAAGTCCACCCGAGCCATGATGGAGGTGCTATACCTGGCACTTACCGGAGAAGTTAAAAACGTGCTGCTGGTTTCCAATAGCGCCGACAATGCTGAGCGGCTGCTTACTCCATTTAAGATTAACCTCGAGAGTAACAACCGTATTATTAACGACTACGGCTTTCAGGAAAACATAGGAAAGTGGGAGGCCAACGAGTTTACCGCCAAGGTAGGCTGCTCCTTTCGTGCCTTAGGTGCTGGTCAGTCGCCCCGTGGAACGCGTAACGAGGCCATACGGCCCGACTTTATTCTTGTAGATGATATCGATACCGACGAGGAAACTCGAAACCCCAAGCGTATTAATACCAAATGGAATTGGATTGAGCAGGCGCTCATACCAACGGTAAGCGTTTCGGGCAATATTCGTATACTATTTTGCGGCAACATTATTGCCAAGGATTGCTGCATAACTAGAGCAATTAAAAAGGCCGATAGCGTAGACGTAATAAACATTCGCGATAAGCGAGAAAAGTCCTCGTGGCCCGAAAAGAACAGCGAAGCCGATATTGATTTTATCCTTTCAAAAATTTCCTACGCCTCGGCGCAAAAGGAATACTTTAACAACCCTGTAAGTGAGGGAACGGTATTTAAAGAAGTGCGATGGGATAAGGTTCCAGCCCTTAACCGCTTCAAGTTTTTGGTAGCCTATGGCGACCCTGCCCCTTCCAATAAGGATAATAAGGATAACTGCTACAAGGCCGTTTTTCTTTGCGGTATGCTAGAGGGTAACCTATACGTAATTACCGGATACCTCGAGCATGTGCACAATGCCAAATTTGTGCAATGGTTTTGGGATATAGAGCAGTATGTTGGTAATAAATCCCAAACCTTCAACTTCTTGGAAAACAATAGCCTTCAGGACCCTTTCTATGAGCAGGTATTTCTACCTCTTTTTGCTGATGAGGGTAAGCGGCAAAACCACTTTGTAAATATCTCGCCCGATGAGCGTAAGAAGCCCGAAAAGTTTACCAGAATTGAAGGAAATCTCGAGCCACTCAACCGGCAGGGTAGGCTTATTCTCAATATCGATGAGGCCAAAAACCCGCACATGCAGCGGCTCGAGGAGCAATTTAAGGCGGTTGATCCGCAATTGAGTAGCCTGGTAGATGGACCCGATACCATCGAGGGTGCCTACTGGATTATAAACAACCGTATGGCATCTACAATACCCATTATTATTGGTAAACGAGTAGCAAATAAAAAACGATACTAACATGTATATAACCAAGGAAGAGCTAAAAACTCACATGAAGGTGGCCAACCTCGACGTAATTACCGGAGGCGATGATGTTATAGTCACATCGGCCATCGATGGTGCAGTAGCGGAGGCAATGGGCTACCTGTCCGACTTCGACACCGCTACCATTTTTGCGGCTACTGCCGAAAACCGCAACGCGCTACTGCTGACGTTCGTGAAGGATATTGCGGTGTGGCACCTGGTGGTGTTGAGCAACTACAACGCCGATATTAAGCTACGCGAGAACCGATACAACCGAGCAGTGAAGTGGCTAGAAGGGGTTCAGCAAAAGGTAATAGTTCCTAATCTTCCCGCCAAGGTCGATGCCGAAGGCGCAACCATATCACCCATTAAGTTTGGCAGCAACGAGCAACGCATTCAACACTTTTAATATATGACAAAGCAAACACTTAAAGCACACCGAAGGGTGGCAACGCTTGCCAGCAAGCCAAGCGAAAACTTGGTAATAAATACGCTGGTGGTTAAGCCTAACACTCGCTCGGTGTCCAATATCGATACTTGGCGAACCGCCCTAAAGGCTGCCGATAGGGGAAAGCGCGAAAGGCTCTACGACCTATACGAGGATCTTCTTATAGATAATGTGCTATCCAGCGCGGTAGATAAGCGAATAACGGCCATTACCAACAGCGAAGTAGCGTTTACCGATAAGAGCGGAAAGCCAAACCCTGTAATGGATACGCTTATTGAAACACCAGAATTTGAGGAAATAATTACCGAAATTCTCAACGCTAAGTTTTGGGGCAAAACGGTGCTAGAGTTATCGTTTATTACCGAGAAGGTAGTTCCTTACCTAATCCCTCGCACTAATGTTAGGGTAGACCTTGGCCTTGTGGTTGTAAATCCAGCTGACGAAACAGGTATACCCTACCGCGATAACGACTTTTTTCTTGAAGCCGGAAGCGATAAGGATTATGGGCTTATTCTTAAATCGGCTCCCTACGTAATTTACAAGCGAGGTGGTTTTGGCGATTGGGCACAGTTTACCGAAATATTTGGAATGCCATTCCGCTTGGGTAAATACTCCTCCCACGATGAAGATGGGCGCTCAGTGCTTGAGCAGGCCCTTGAGAAACAGGGTTCTGCCGCCTATATGGTTATTCCCAAGGAAACCGAAATTGAATTAATTGCAAGTACAACCAACGCCAACGGTATGCTCTACGACAAGCTGCGTGGCGCATGTAACGAGGAGATTCTTGTAGGGATTCTTGGCCAAACCATGACCACGCTCAACGGTTCATCAAAAAGCCAGAGTGAAACGCACATGGATGTGGAGGAGAGTAAGCATAAGGCCGATAGGAGGTTTGTGCAGCGAATCCTTAATACTAAGCTCATTCCCATGCTCGAAAAGCGTGGCTATCCTGTAACGGGTGGTTACTTCTCATTCCCGGAGGCTGGCGAAACGCTATCTACTACCGAGAAGGTAACGGTTTACGATGGTTTAATTAATAAGCTGCATCTCAATATCGATGAGGCATTCTTATACGAAACCTTTAGCGTTCCTAAGGGTGCCGATAAGCCAGCTCCACCACCTCCCGACCCATCCAAAACAGGGTTAGGCTACCACTTCGATACCGAAGAGGAGCAAGGGTTTTTAAAAAAGCTGTTCAGTTTTTTTTCAGTAGCCCCGGCTCACCAGGCTGGGGCATGCAGCTGCGGTGGCGATCACCTCACCAGCATTAATCTAGCCAGCGCGGAGGTCGATAACGATGCCCTTCTGCATCGCGTGGCCTCCGGCAATAGCACCTTTTTCGATGTAGAGCTATTCCAATCAACAGCCACCACCCTGCTCGATGCCCTTCATAATGGCTTTGCGCAAAAGAAATTTGTTGGTATTGCCTATGGCTTTGAACCCGATGCTCTTAAAACGGCTATGGAGCTCAACATATTTCGCTTTTCGGCAACCAAAACGGTGGCCGAGGTGTATGAGCTCAACAAGGCTTTTCGCACCTCAAAGAATTTTGAGGAGTTCAGCCAAAAAGCCAGTGGTATTACTAATATATTTAACAAGCAGTGGCTACAAACCGAATACGATACCGCCTACCTAACCGCCGAAAGTAGCGCAACCTACTACAGGCTGAAGGAGCAAACCGACTTATTCCCCTACTGGATGTATGCCACCGTTGGCGATGCCAAGGTAAGGCCGGAGCACGCCGAGCTCAACGGCCTAATGCTACCCGCCAACGATGAGCGCTGGAATAGTATTTACCCACCAAACGGCTGGAGGTGTAGATGTTACATTGTTCCAAAAATGCGCAGCGAATTTGAGGGAGAAGCGCAAAGCCTTGCCCAGAATCGTAAAACGGTGGATAGCTACATGAAATCACCTGAATGGAAAATGAACGCCTCTCAGGGCTTCGATGTAAATAGGGCCATTACCGGAGAGGTGTTTACAAAGAATCAGCAGTATATACGCAAGTTTCCAAACGCCTCATCAAATAAGCTCAACAGCATGGGTGCCGAAAAGTGGGGCCTACCAACGGTTGAAAAGGCTATGAATGCTGCACCCAATGCAATTAGCCGATACGAGGGAACAGCGGAGGAGTGGTTAGCCACCAATGCCCACGATAATGTGGCAACGCTCACCGACTATAACAAGCGCTCCATTGCATTAACCAGCGAGGTGGTTACAAAGCACTCCACCTATGCTATGCTGCTACCCTCTATTGGCGAGGTGCTGGCCAACCCTTCGGAGGTATGGATTAATGGAGTTGTAGGCACCACCACAGCCAATAAAGTAGTATTTATTAAGTATTACAACGATACGGCCATGGTGGTTATTGGCGAAATTAGCGAGGGCAACATTTACCAGGTGAGCACCTGGCTCGAGATGGAGGCCAAAAATAGCAATGATTATCGCAGGGGAATACTAATAAAGTAAGCATGGCCAACATTAATACCATCGATAAATTTTTTAAGCGCCTCGACGACTACGGCAAGCGGGCGGTTCCCAGTATTATTTCCGAAAAGGCAACCGAGTTCTACAAGCATAAGTTCACCACCAAGGAGTGGGATGGCAGGCCGTGGGAACCAACCAAGCGAATAGTTAAGAGTGGCTCGCTCATGGTTCGCTCCGGCAAATTAATGAACTCCATTCGCCCCAAAACGGTAAGCCTAAGTAGGGTGGTGGTAAGCGCTGGTGGCTCGGTAGTTCCCTACGCCAAGGCGCTCAACGAAGGCGAAACCATTACCATACCCGTTACGGCTAAAATGCGAAAATTCGCCTGGGCAAAGTATTACGAGGAGGCTGGAAAAGGAATTAAAACCGGAAAAGGGGGGAATACATACCAGGGCATTGGTGCCGGAAAGGAGGCCAACCGCTGGAAGGGATTAGCGTTAACTCCAAAGCAAACGCTTACGGTAAAGTTGCCGGAGCGTAGATTTATGGGCAAGTCGGCTATGCTTAACTCCTTTATTTTTCAAGCCTTTAAAGAAGAGTTTAAAAACCTATTTTAATACCATTTAAACACCATGAAAGCACTTTTTAAAACTGTTCAGGATAGGCTAACCGCACAGGTATCGGCGCTGCAATTCATCGACTTCGATATGGGTCAAATTGACCTTCCTGAGGATGAGCGGCCAGCCATTAACTTCCCATGCGCCCTCATAGATATTAACTTTCCTACTACTGAGGATATTGCTGACGATACGCAGCTGGTTAATGCTGTAGTTTCTATTCGCATAGCCGACCAGGTGCAGGGCACCACCGACTCCATTACTGCCGCATTGCAGCGCGATGCTGCGCTTGGCTACCTCGACCTTGTTGATAGCGTATATAAGGCCTTACAGGCTTATGAAACAAGCGAATTTAGCAACTTTTCGAGGGTAAGCCAGCAAGGGGCAATACGTGCCGATGGAATACGGGAGGTAACTATTAACTTAAATACTACCTTTGAGGACCTAAGCGCTACCAGCTAAGGAATGGAATTTGTTTTTTTAGCTCGTTAACGGTTGGGCGGTGAGAAAAAATCTCATCGAGAAGCGGCTGGTTAAGGCGCAAACGGGTTGTAACCACAACCTCACTTATAAAGAACTCGCTTGAAAGTATGCCAAGGGTAACGTCGTAGTTGTTACATTGAATGTGCGCATAGTAGTAGAACCGGTAGGAAAGAACCTTATCGCGCTCCATTAATTTCTCCTTGGAGCGGCCCTTTTGGGTATTCTTTTTCTCTTTTTTTACAAAGTAGTCCTTTAGCATATTACAAAAATAGTAAGGCCACGCAATCTTGCGTGGCCTTTTGGCTGAATTTTGTTAAAAAAACATTTTTTGTCTCTTACTCATCAGCCTTCACCTCCTTCGCTTCTCGCGATCTGGTTTGTGGAGTATGCACCAACCAAGCTACATACCCCGTTACTCAACTCACTAATAACCCTACGCTATGAATACTGCAATTTATGCTCAACTTTTACGTAGAACCAAATTTTTTTAGAGATTTTTTATGGCTATTTTTTTGCTGGTTGAGAAATTACGGCTAAGGCTCCGGCTACCTGTATAAATTTGGGTAGCTGGCGTTAGCTCAATGGTTAGATGATGGTCGGGCGTAATGGTAAAATCGGGCACAACAAGGTAAAGGGTGCCTAGGTATTCAAAACCTAAATTAACTACCGTATGGGTGCTGGTATATCCATCGGTTTCAACACCAAAAGCTACATTGCCAACGGTAATAGCATCCTGTATGTTGCTTCCATCCCAATAGTAGGCCACTACGTTGCCAATATCAAAGCCTGTAATGTTGGAAATGGAGAAGGTAATACCCTTTACTGTAATAGTTTTGCTCATGGTGCCAACTATACCATTATCGCTCGCCACGGCAAATACTACTTTACGGCTACCTGCCTTTTTAAATATGTGGGTAGGATTCTCGAGGGTGGAAGCATAGCCATCGCCAAAGTTCCAGCTCACGGCCCCGATGACGGTGCTAGTGTTGGTAAAGGTTACCGCCTCCGGTGCAGTTACCGTGGCCTTGCTGGCCGTAAAATCGACCGGTGTGCTCTTATCCTTGCTGCACCCGGCAGCCGCAAGAGCCATAATAAGAATGTAGGTTAACTTTTTCATTTTATTGGTTTTTTGTTAATATAAATACGAAACAATACTTTGAAAATCTCACTTTTTATCTCATACCAAGTAGCCGCAAGCTCAAGGCGTTTGAATAGGGTGGTATGCTTAACTGTAGCTCCGAACTCAACCAGTAGCTCTTGCTGGTAATCTTTTAAATCGGTAGCCTTTTTTATGGCGTTGGTGGCGTTGGCAGTGCCAATATCCGTTAATAACACCTTAACACCTTCAATAACTTGCATTGCAATTGGTTTGAATTGAAAAATAAAGTTAAGAAAATTAGTGCGATAAATCAAAAAGGGGTATGCTCTTTTATTTTATAATCACGTTCAAGCTTCTCCGCAATAGCCCTAACCGCAAACTCATTGAACGACTTAATATTAAGCCGTTTAATAGCCTCCAATATATTTTTATCAACTCTTATTCGTCTAACAACCTTGTTATTCATGTCATTAAATGTTAATATGCCGTTAAAAGGTGCATATATAAGATAGTTAACTGCAAGGCTAAAGACCCGCTTCGTTGTCAGTTCGTTTTTTAATTACTTTGTTCATTGCCTTTATCAAATCATCTATAAAAGGCTGATGAATCTTAGGTATTTTATTTTTACGAACTGTTTGGCGTGAGCCGGAAAGCATCCGGCTCAATTCGCCCCAGTTGATTAATTCAGAAGCATCAATATGTCTTCTACCATTTTTAAAAATGTTTTCTTCTAAGGTGCCGGTATCAATTCCGCTTCCAATTATTCCATGAAACTTAACCTTTGAAAAATCTTCAATATTTTGAATAACTCGTTTTTGTTTTAAAGGGCTTAATTCTTCATAGGGCTTATCCCACGCCTTCAAATTTGATTCATGTGTTATATAATGGTCCCCCATAGCCACTTTTTCATGAGATGGCAGCTCATTCCATGTTTTAATTTTTTCGGCAGTTGTCATTGTTTTAATTTTAAAATTAAAATGATTTTGAATTTCTTGCTGCTCTTTCTCTTTCTTCCAAAAAATCGTTATAAGCTTCATAATTCTTAGTTCCGTCTGCATTCATCCATGATGCTGGAGTGTTTGAAGTAATACTAAGTTTTTCGTGTAATTTTTCGGCAGATGTTTTTTGGTTAGCTGGTTTCGATTTTAATTCGATTCCATTTTCGTCTGTTAAATTATAAGCCATTTCCTTTTTTACAATTCCCGAATTATAAGTAACTTCTACATAGCCAGTAGATTTTGTAATTATAGAGGAAATAATACCTAATCCCTTGCTTCCGTTTACCTTTGTTCCTATTTCAATCTTTGTTTTCATCGTTGTATGTTTTATTGTTATTTGATGAAGTAAAGATAACACATTTGTGTGACGCATGCAAGTATTTTAGTAATTATTTTCACACAATTGTGTTATTTATTTTCATTCTTAATAACAAAGCCCAGCAGTTAACACGTTGTATAAAACAAAGCGGTTTAAGTGGTTCTCGAAGCGCATCACCCGTACCAATTTCCCTGCATCGGGAAAATGGTGTAGCTCGCAATCCGCTTCGATTTCATACCACCACCGTTAGCCACCATTTAGGGCAGCAGAATCATCCAAATGTCATTGCTTTCTTTACATTTTACAAAGTCCTTATATCCTTTGCGTTTATACCATTCGTAAACCCAAGTTCCTTCTTTTACTTTAAGTTGAGAACTGGCATGATTGTCTTTTGCTATCTGAATGTGTAATTCTAACAATTTAGAAGCAATGCCATTTCCCCTCGCTTCTTTATCAACATGCAGTCCTTCTAAAATAACCACTGTTTCATCATCATCATACCAATATGTTCTGGCATAAGCTCTCCCGCTTTTTTCAATCATGTGAATTGATACACCCCAATCTGTTTTATCTTGATGTTTAATAAAACGGTGGCTAACAACAGGTTTAACTAATAAAGGTTTCCTACGTATGTGGTCAATAGTGCGTTTAATAAAGTTTTTCATATTTTGATAATTTAATTGTTTTTAATCCTTTACTGGTCAAACCTGCGACCGTTACCGCCCATTCATAGAAACGGCACACGGTAAATTGTAGCATCGTTTAAAACGATAGGAAAATCTTTCATCTTAAGTGAATGATATGGAAATCCAAATTCTTCACAAAGCTTTTTGAAATTACCCCGGCAAATTGGCTCTTTGTCGGGGTAAATCAGAATAATTACGCTTTGTCTTTTCATTAGTAAACAAATTCTGAAATGTCGTAATTGAAATTTTCTTTAAGCATTGTATAAACTTCTTCGCCTAATTCTTGTGTTTTTTGAACATTACCATTCATCTCTTCAATTTCTTCATCTGTTAAATACTGATAGAAATTGTTATCGTTTGAATCAACTTCTTGAATCATATATTCTGCGATGTTACCTTCGATAAAACTTTTGTTATCGTTTACGATTTGTTTTGCTAATTGTAATGCTGATGATTTCATTTTGTTTGTTTTTAGAGAAACAGCTTCGTTGTTGTTTCATGATGTAAATATACAACTCATTTTTCTATTGTGCAAGTATTTTTGTAATTATTTTCAAAATATTTCTATTTATTTTTAGACAACAAACAAAAACGGGCGGTAACACACGGTATAAAACAATTGGGTATCTGTGGTTATTCGAGCATTTCAGCCCGTTTCAAACGTTGTGGTATTTTGACAGGTCAGAGCATCGCAGCCCAACCGATTTCATACCATCAACGTTAACTGCAAGGCTAAAGACCCGCTTCGTTGTCAGTTCGTTTTTTAATTACTTTGTTCATTGCCTTTATCAAATCATCTATAAAAGGCTGATGAATCTTAGGTATTTTATTTTTACGAACTGTTTGGCGTGAGCCGGAAAGCATCCGGCTCAATTCGCCCCAGTTGATTAATTCAGAAGCATCAATATGTCTTCTACCATTTTTAAAAATGTTTTCTTCTAAGGTGCCGGTATCAATTCCGCTTCCAATTATTCCATGAAACTTAACCTTTGAAAAATCTTCAATATTTTGAATAACTCGTTTTTGTTTTAAAGGGCTTAATTCTTCATAGGGCTTATCCCACGCCTTCAAATTTGATTCATGTGTTATATAATGGTCCCCCATAGCCACTTTTTCATGAGATGGCAGCTCATTCCATGTTTTAATTTTTTCGGCAGTTGTCATTGTTTTAATTTTAAAATTAAAATGATTTTGAATTTCTTGCTGCTCTTTCTCTTTCTTCCAAAAAATCGTTATAAGCTTCATAATTCTTAGTTCCGTCTGCATTCATCCATGATGCTGGAGTGTTTGAAGTAATACTAAGTTTTTCGTGTAATTTTTCGGCAGATGTTTTTTGGTTAGCTGGTTTCGATTTTAATTCGATTCCATTTTCGTCTGTTAAATTATAAGCCATTTCCTTTTTTACAATTCCCGAATTATAAGTAACTTCTACATAGCCAGTAGATTTTGTAATTATAGAGGAAATAATACCTAATCCCTTGCTTCCGTTTACCTTTGTTCCTATTTCAATCTTTGTTTTCATCGTTGTATGTTTTATTGTTATTTGATGAAGTAAAGATAACACATTTGTGTGACGCATGCAAGTATTTTAGTAATTATTTTCACACAATTGTGTTATTTATTTTCATTCTTAATAACAAAGCCCAGCAGTTAACACGTTGTATAAAACAAAGCGGTTTAAGTGGTTCTCGAAGCGCATCACCCGTACCAATTTCCCTGCATCGGGAAAATGGTGTAGCTCGCAATCCGCTTCGATTTCATACCACCACCGTTAGCCACCATTTAGGGCAGCAGAATCATCCAAATGTCATTGCTTTCTTTACATTTTACAAAGTCCTTATATCCTTTGCGTTTATACCATTCGTAAACCCAAGTTCCTTCTTTTACTTTAAGTTGAGAACTGGCATGATTGTCTTTTGCTATCTGAATGTGTAATTCTAACAATTTAGAAGCAATGCCATTTCCCCTCGCTTCTTTATCAACATGCAGTCCTTCTAAAATAACCACTGTTTCATCATCATCATACCAATATGTTCTGGCATAAGCTCTCCCGCTTTTTTCAATCATGTGAATTGATACACCCCAATCTGTTTTATCTTGATGTTTAATAAAACGGTGGCTAACAACAGGTTTAACTAATAAAGGTTTCCTACGTATGTGGTCAATAGTGCGTTTAATAAAGTTTTTCATATTTTGATAATTTAATTGTTTTTAATCCTTTACTGGTCAAACCTGCGACCGTTACCGCCCATTCATAGAAACGGCACACGGTAAATTGTAGCATCGTTTAAAACGATAGGAAAATCTTTCATCTTAAGTGAATGATATGGAAATCCAAATTCTTCACAAAGCTTTTTGAAATTACCCCGGCAAATTGGCTCTTTGTCGGGGTAAATCAGAATAATTACGCTTTGTCTTTTCATTAGTAAACAAATTCTGAAATGTCGTAATTGAAATTTTCTTTAAGCATTGTATAAACTTCTTCGCCTAATTCTTGTGTTTTTTGAACATTACCATTCATCTCTTCAATTTCTTCATCTGTTAAATACTGATAGAAATTGTTATCGTTTGAATCAACTTCTTGAATCATATATTCTGCGATGTTACCTTCGATAAAACTTTTGTTATCGTTTACGATTTGTTTTGCTAATTGTAATGCTGATGATTTCATTTTGTTTGTTTTTAGAGAAACAGCTTCGTTGTTGTTTCATGATGTAAATATACAACGTATTTTTCTATTGTGCAAGTATTTTTGTAATTATTTTTAAAATATTTCTATGTTTTTTGACACAAAATAAAAACTGGCAACAACACGTTATAATTCAAAAATGGGTCAAAAAGTATATCTATAAATGAGTTTGCCAATTGGTTGAACCGTGTTCTTTAATTATCTTACCATCAGCTATACCTCGCTGATATTCCTCTTCAGCAAACGCACCTATGGCTTCCCGTAGCCGGTTGGCCAGCCACTCGGCCTCATCCTTGCTAAGGTCTCCGCCAACCGTAAACTTCTGCACACCTTGCTTCATTGTTACGGTTGGCCTCCCTCCAATTTGCTCAATGGATATCTTCATTAGTTCTCCATCGCTAATCGTTTCTCTTCATCAACAATTGCTTGCCGCTTGGCCATAATAGCCATCAACTTTCGATGCAGCGCAATGAGCTCGCTAACGCTCAGCTCGTAAAGCATTTTGCCACTTATCCGCTCATCTAGCAGGAAGGTGTTAACCTTGCTCCAATCGTTGTTAGTGGTGTAAATACCGTATTTATTCAGCATAGTAAGCACGTTGCTGCGCCACTTCTTCAGCTCCTCGTTATTGGAATACCGGTTATTCATCATGTGCACCAGGCGGCTTACCAGCTCGTCCAACTGCTCATCGGTGAGGTCTGTTGTATGCTCAACGCCGTATGCTCCAAGCATGGTGGCTTTGCTATCCATTATGCCCATATGGCTCATAATGGCGTGAAACTGCTGTATTCTCTTAGCTCGTATGCTCATGGCTGTAAGTGTTATTTTTGCCCCCTTCCCGGCCTCGAACCGGGATGGCTGCCAGTAGGGTTACCCTAACGTTACGCTGTTTCCGGATATCGTTAGGCCAATAGTTTCACCGCTATGCGGGTTAGGCCTTACAAAGGCATTTAGGCTGCCTTTCTTATCGGCGGTTACCCGTAGCACAAACTCGCTAAACTCCATGCCGTCGGGGTGGCCATTCTCGCGAAGGTAGTCCTCAAATAAGCGGCCTTGGGCCTTTTTAATTTTCTGCTCTTTGGGGATGAGCGCCTCAATAACGGCTTCTAGCTCCTCCTTAATTCGCTCACGCTCCTCAATGGTAGAATCTAGCTCGTCAATAAGCTCTTGCTTTGATGCAACGGCCTGGCTTAGCTCCTCCAGCTCGAGGGCTAGCTCTTCGGCTGTTTTGGTAGCTTCACCGCTGCCTACGTTTGGTAAATTTTCACCGTTAGGCGTTTCGCCATTGGCTGCCGTAGCGGCCTTCTCTTCTTTACTTTTTTCTGTAGTCATACATTTTTATTTAAGGGTTAAAAAACATGTTTCTTTCAATAACATCTGCAATACTATCCTTCCACCTGACCTGTGGATTGGAAGAAAGGTTATTTACAATTCCCATTATGTTGGTATCGCTATGCTGCCAGATAATAAGCTTCTTTACCAGTTGTAGCTTATCCTTGTGGTTGTTTGAGGCTACTCTTGCAATGGCGTGGTTCATTTTTCCAAGCCATATTTCACCTGAAATGAATGGACGAAGATTATTTATAATTAATTCAGGTGACTCATCAAGCATTGGCTCAATGCTTAAGCTTGTTTCAAAAGCCGCATCATAGGCAATAACTACCGATTCAGCACGCTGCAAAAACGATGAGGCGTTTGGTTCGTAGAAGTGCAAAATGGCCGAATTGCTGCTACCAATGGTGAACCTAAATTCAACCTGTTCCCTGTAAGGTTTAAGTTCTTTGCATAGCCTCGATATGCACTCAGGAAATGCCTTTGTAACAATTAAAACCTTATTGCCAGGCATTAAGAATCGTTTCAAAAACTCAACGTGCATGGTTAAGTTTTCAGGCCTAATGTCGTGAGCCGATGGATACATAGTAACTCCCTCACGTTTTTTGAAGTTATGGCCAAGCATGGCCGCCTTTATCTTAAATTCGCTCGATTTTTTAAAACGGTAATTATTGGCGTTGGCATAGCAGTATATGCAACCATTTGCACAATTTCCGGTATACAGGTTTAGGCTATTCTCTGCCCATTCCTTGGTTCCAGTTTTCTTTTTCATAATCTACTTTTTATTCCAAAGCGTGGAGTAGTCCAACTCTGGCTTGCGTTTAACTGTTTCTAGCTCTCCCTCCCACATGCGCTGGTTTAGGAAGCTTGAGGCCAATGGCTGAAACTCCTTTTTTGCTCCTTGGTATCGGTATACATAGCTGCTCAGCATTTTCATCACATCTTGCCGGTCGGGCAGCGTAATAGGTCGCTTGGTAATGGTGCGCTTTTCGCCATCCCAATACATGCGAGCCAGCTCCTTGGAGCCTCGCTTGTTGTTATACTTTTCCCAAAAAGCATCGAAGGTTACGGGAACATCCACCTTAACCACCTTGGCACCGCTGTTATTCCTAATCCAATCCAACATGCTCTCATGCACAGGGAAATGGGTTGAGAACCATAGCAGCGAATCCCTATCCATTACCTCAGGGTAGGTAGCCTTGGCTATGAATCCCGTTTCGTGGTATGTAAGACCAATAAAGCCTTCCCACTTAGCCGATGTTAGGGTGTAGTCGGTCATTGCTTACTTTTTTAGCTTAGCATGAACCTCAGGCCAAACTATGTCGGCCATATCGCACTCCCAATCATCCACAATGGCAGTTTTGCTAAATTGCCCATGAATGAGTTCAATTAGTGCGGCAAAAGCAATACACGATTGTGGGTAAAGGCCAAGTAGCTCATTTATCTGTTTTTCGCTCAACTTTGCAACCCTTTTTATGCAATCTGCATAGTCGGGGTTGTTAAAATTCTCAGTGTTAATCTTTTTTAGTGGCATAGCATTGTAGGTTGTGATATGAGTAAACCGAAGATGTAAAAGGTGGCAACTCCAAGGAGTATGCCCAAGAGAATGAGCGTTCGCAGCTCTCTACGCTCGTTACGCAGGTGTCTACGGTAGGTTAAATCGAGTAGCCTACGCTGCTCTTCTCTAGTTAGCTTATTGTCCGTGCACATAGTAGGGTTCAATTTTAAATAGGTCACAATCATTACACTCAATCACGTAAAACTTGCCGTAGGGTCCGCTCCCTTCCTGCTTGGTTATGGCGGCGTGAGGGCACTGCTCCTGCTTAATATCCCTTTCAACCTCTGCCTTGAGCAGCCTTAGCGCGTATCGATCGGGGTATTGCTTGCTAAGGCGAACCAATTGCCTTAGCAAGCCCTGGTTTCTGGTCATGGCTATACCGAGCTCATGCTAAGACCAAGCCACATTTCGCGCCCCTCCGAATCCCTGAACTTGGCCTTAACGTAGGTAGAGGTTCTCTTGGGCCTGTAGGCATCGCGGATGAGGTTAACGGCCTCAATAAGCTTCTTATCGCCCAGCTCGTTGGCTTGCTTACTAAGGTCGAGCACGCGGCTAGCCTTTAGTATGCCTTTCTTGTCTGGCTTCAGCAAATCGCGAATAATGCCAATAAGCGCCTCGGTTCCCTCTCTCATTTGCGACTCTAGCCACTCATTTACCTTCTTAATACCCACGTCAAGGGTTTCGTCCCAACCATCTACCACATGCTGGCCAACAATTATCGATTGGTCGCCATCAATGGTGGTAAAGGTGTGGCTTTGCTGAGTAAGCATTTGCTCATCCGACAGCGTAAATAGCTCTTTCTTGAGCTCGAGCACGGTGGAGAAGTCGCTAAATACCTTGCGCTTGGCATTCTCGAGCAGGCTGCTTATATTGGTAAGGTCGTGAAAGGTGGCCTTTACCTGCGAATCTTTAATTTGCTCGTATGTTTGGCGCTGCGCCTTCAGGGCATCATCCTTGGCCTTCTTGTCGGCTTCCAGCTGCATCATTAGCCGCTCTTTTTGCTCTGCCGTTAGGCTATTGAGGTTAATAACCTCCATTGTGCTGTTTTCCATGGTATTATTTATTGTTGGTTATACTTTCTTTTCTTTTTTCCAAGTGCTCCAACCGCTTACGCAGTATGCTGGTATCGTGTGCCACCGCCTCGTAGGTGTTGCGCTTTCTGCTATCGGGATTGTTCAGCCACTCATCGCGCTGGGCAATAATGTTGGTAAGGCTATCAATCTCAAGCTCCAAGGTGATGGAGTTTTTTATAACCTTTCTGCTTTCTTCGGTAATGTTCATATTCACAGGGTTTTTACTAAAATAAATACTCCTCCATCGCTTATCTTCCAGCTCCTCGAGCATGGTCGATGTATCTCTTATGCCACTCATGCCAATATTCTTGAGTTGGTTCTTACCTCGTATGAATCGTTGCTAACCCTGTTGGTTCGGTAGTGCCAATCGGTTAGCATTCTCAACCGATTTTCAATGCTCAGCTTTTTTATTTCAAGAATGTTAAGCCGGGCACCAGCCTCTAGGCTCTTATCCACGCTCATGTGCGAAATAGCGGCGTAAATCCTATTCTTCTCATCGGCAATGGCGGTGAGTTGCTTTTTCAGCGTTAGTACATCTACCGTTAGCTGACTGAATTCGCTCATCCTAGGCATTTTTCAGAGAATTAATGAATGTGGTGGCTAGATACATTGCTAAGCTTCTCTCTTCAGAATCCATTCCACTTTCTAACCTTATATTGAAATGGTCATTATAGGCCTCTACGGTTACTTTAACCTCGTTTAAGCCCTCTTTAAATGTTATTATAACTTCCTTCAT